CTACCGGTGAAATTGATGGTATTCTCTTAACGCGGCGGCACGGCGGTCATCCAAGTATTCGGCTAAGTCGTTGATATGAACGCCTTTTGCGGCTTTCTGGCTCTCTTCTACGCGTACAAGAGGGATTTTTATATCTCCAGACCTCACCTTGCGGACGAACTTTTCTGGCGTCAGGTGAGGGAAATAATCCCGGCAGAGATCCTCAACCGGAATGATCGCTTTGCCGCTGTACTGAGCCATGAGTAGGAATGACGTATTCATGACTTCTCTTTCTCCGATGCGGGGGGGGCTGATCGCAGAGAAGGTGGATGCGGCATGTATTCGACGGGATCGACAGGGCTTTCACCTTCCAGGTCCCACCAGTAGCCGCCCTTGTGATCTGACCATGTTGCCTCATAGACCCGACCGTCTGCGTCTCGCACCCAGTAATGATCTGAATTGCGGATCGTCATCGACTTGCCGTCGCCAGTGTCGAAAGTCTGCTCGAATGTGATGGACTTGTCGGCCTCGGAAATAGGACGCCAGAAACGTTCAAGATCGGCTCGCCCATCCCCCTCGACCTTACCGGCGTCGGCATGGTCCGGGGGGGTGGATAGAGCGGCGCGAAAGTTGACTAGAACATCATGGAATGCGCCATAGTGGGCCAGCACCCATTCATAAAGCTCGTCGCTTTCATCTTTGTCGCCCACGTCATAGGCGGCTTTCATAGTCAGGTATTCACGCGATTTCCTCTCTAGCCATTCACCAAAGAATGTCAGATCGGTCATACCGGAGTGAACGCGCCACTTGTCGATAGGCAAGTTCCCCCCCATCATTTCGTCGATGGAGTACATACCTTTTGCCTTAAGGCGGGCGTTTAGGTCGCCTTCCTCCAACGCCAGCTGACGCGCTGCGGATGGCTCCGTTGCGGGAATTCCCGTTTCGGCAACTACTTCCATTTTGGAAGCGGTTGACAGTTCCGTGGCCGGAATACCGACCTCGATAGTATCGACCCCATCCGAACCGGAGCAACGGTTTCTACGATCCGCAGACCGTTTGCCAGCATATGGGTTATAACGCGCTCAATCTGGTCAACATCGCAATCAAGAGCAGACCAAACACTTTCGAGAGCATCGGCAACCCGGCGCTTCACGGTCTTATCCGTTATGGGATTTCCCATATCGGGAGCGGATTTCAGTTGTCCGGAATTTCCGGATACCTGAACTTGCGCTGCTGATGGCTCAAGCGCGGAGAGGGCAGATGCCTGCCTGCGGATGAAGTTTTTCTTAGCTTCAGGGGGGGTTACGTTGAAAAACTCACGATTTCGCTCCCACTCACCAATAATGCGGCTTAACTCGCTCTGTGCCGCCTTTACGGCTTCTTCCGGTAGGGTGGGGGGGGTCATTGAACTGTCTCCCCTTCATCATTCTGCCTGACGATGACGAGCGCATTAGCCAGCGCGTGGTTGATGTCATTTGTTAAGGCTTTGAGGATGACGCTTTCCGGCGTCCCTTCAAACATCACGAAATATGTGCCGATCACACCTGTCAGAGCGCCAGCCATGATTGCGAGACGGCGCTCGATTGGCGGCAAATCACTAGACTGATCGCTAGTGAATGCTTCAAGAACCACAGCTGCAATATTCTGCCGGGTCGTTTCAGCAATCGCGTCGAATGGGCAATTCGGGTCAAACTGTGCTTCTTCCGGTACGGTGGTCATGGCTGGACCTCCGGCGCGATAAATTCTTCGTTCCGGGTATCGGTGAAGCGCCATGTCGTGAATTTCAGGCCGTGCTTTTCCTGCCAAGCATTAACGGTGGCCGTAAGCATAGCGCGCAGGTCTTTTTGCTGATCGCCGGACACATCGAATGTTACATGGTCGCCGTACTCATCAGCGAGATCAGCAACGCATTCCTCGGCATGCTCAAGAAGCGTCTCGACAAAATCTCTTGATATATACGACGATAGCTTGAGAGGTTCCTTGTAAGCCTCGGTCACATAGACGCCCACGTCATCACCATATACGCCGCGCACTTCGTCAATTGCTTCTTCGCGGGTATCGAACGGCCCGAACGAATAGCTTTCGTTATTGTCGCCGGAATACCATTTCCAGTTTTTCTCGTTCATGCTCGCGCACCTTCGCTAACAGGGCGACCGAATATGTCGCGCTTACGGGGGGGAGGGAGGGGGGGCTTGGAGAGGCGCTTCGGCTCTTTGATGGTTTTTGCCAGCTTGGAAGAAGGCTTGATCGCGCCATTGTTCTTGTCCCGCTGGCGGTCGGCCTTACGGGTCCGACGAATATCGTCAGCCGTCTTTTCCGCATGGCATTGCTGGCAAAGCACCTGCGCATTGGCCAATACCGGCTCGCCGCCGAGAACGTCAGGCAAAATGTGATCTACCTCACCCTCTCCCTTTTTGAGAGCGGCCTTGCACTTTTCACAGTGACCGGCGGCGCGCTCGATGGCGGCGGTGCGGATTTTCCGGGAGAACTCTTTCCGGGCCATATCAGTGCCTCGCATAGCCGAGTTCTTCGGCCAGTTGCTCGGCCATCAGGCCGTTGAGTTCGTCGTAAAGGTGGCTTCGCGGGCGGTGCTGGCGCTTGGCCGTCTCAATTTCCGCAATCTTGGCGTTAATCTCGGCCTGAAGGTCGCGGCGCTCCGGTTCGGGGAAAAGCCAGTTGAAGAATTTTGCAATGAAAGAGGGGATCATGCAGCGGCCCTCGCGGTTGCGCCGGGTTCCACGCCAAGCAATCTGTCGATTGCGGCGAGAACGGCTTCTTTGCTTTCCTGAAATTCGCGTTTGCCCATGGCCTTGAGGCTTTGGCTTTGCGCGGTGTAGACCTTCACAACAGCCTCGTGGAAAATCACGACAGCGTAGTTGTCCATCGGCTTGATAAACGCGGCCACGCGCTCGGCCTCCGCCTTACTGGCGCACACTACGGTCCGTTCATCTGCGTAGCCGCATTTGACCAGCATCTTTTTGCGCAGATGCTCGGCAGTTGGGTACTCGGCCAGAAGATGATCCGGCAACGTGTTCCAAGCGTTGGCGATGGAAGCGAAATAATGATTGTGGCTCGCTTCCGAACGGTCGTGATGCTCGACAAGCTTGTAGGTTTCGCCAACGACAAACTGCCGATCTGCGCGGGATGCCCAGCAAGGGGGGGAGGCCGGATAGAATGCCTCTCCATCCCATGACAGGAGAATAGGAGCGCTGGACATAATCAACCTGCCATCATCAACCGGACTTCGTCCGTGATTTCGGTCGTGTCGTAGCCACCGCCGTACTTACGGGTCAGGGTTTCGACGGTTGCGGATACTTCTTGCAGGAACTTGACGACTTCGGCCTCAAGCTCGGCAATCATCTGCTCGTCACGATCCAGCCTCTTGATAAAAAGGCGCATATTCTCCGGCATGCGAGGATCGAACGAACAGAAGTCGCACCACGCGCGCTTTGTGCATGCCATCTGCCACATCATTTGCGTGGCGTATTTGGCCGGGATCGCTTCCGACATGAGTGTATCGAGATGCGTAGCCGAGTTCGGGCATTTGATTTCCAGCAAGCCATCATCACCGACCAGACCGTCAGGAGACGCGCCAGTCATTGCGATTGACGGATGAGCCACAAAGCCAACCTGCACAACGCGCATGTTCTTTTCAAACTGGTAGGCCGAACGTGCGTCAGGCTCGTTGTCTGTCCCCCCCCATTGCATGGCGGCAGAAGTGAAGCCCTCCGTTGCTGCTCCAGTCAGCCGCTCAAGTACAAGCTCGGCATGATAGTTCTTGCGAGACGCGCCGTAACCGGTTTTCGTTTTGGCTATTATATCTGCGACACGTGATGCAGTGACACGGCCAAGGCGAGCCGCGAACCATTCCGGGGGGGAGCCTTGAATAATCTCGGTCATTTCGCACCGCCGTTCGCGCGCTGCTGGCGCTTCCACCAGTTTTCAATGTCGCGGAAGCATTCATTGAACCGGTTAGCGGGAAGGTCAGGGATTGCGTCAATCTTGTACTTTTCACAGACCAGATCGATAGCCGCACCGGACTTCTCGATAAGTTCACGCAGCGCGGAGGCCTGTTCTTCGGTAATCGGCCCTAACTGTTCCGGTACCTTATTGCCGTCGCGGTCATCGCCAGTGCTAATATTGAACAGCATGCAGAGCAGATAGCGCCGCCCATAAGTTGCCGTGCTGCCAAATGCCTGCGTGCCGGTCTTATTGACCTTGCCCTGCGATCCAGCGCCATCCACCGGAATTTCGCCAACGCCGTTGCGGGAATGTCCGTCAGCATGGGAGATTTCCCAAAGGATGCGAAGCTCACCCTTTTCGTTGTATCCGTCTGGCTGAAACGAGACTGCAAAGCCGTGCTTATGAATGATCGGCATAGCCTGATCTTCAATTGCGGCCAGATCGGCATATGTTGAATTGGTGTGGCTATTCCTGCGCGTCTTCGTGACAACCGGCAATTCAGCCTGACACTTGGACATGGCGGCGAAGTACGCTTTCTTGGCCTGCCGTTCCTCGTCTTCTCGGGCGCGGTCTTCCATACGCTCCTTCATGTCGAGCATCTTTTCCAGACGGTCGAGAGGAATATTCGGGTCCATGGCGATGCGCTCGATCATGGAAATCATAGGCGCGTCTCCGCGCTGAACCGGCATGCTGTTTTCGTGGTGAACATCAATGGCTTGAGCGGTCATGCTGCAATTCCTTCCTGTTCCTGTAGAAGGTCGGTGAGTTCGAAAAGCTTTTCAGCGAGATAGCGGCGGGTCGGCACATGCGGATCGGTTTTGAGACGATGCTCAATTTCAGCGATCAACCGCCTGACCTCGGTTTCGGTGAGGTGGTCCGGCATCACATGAACTCCTCAAGCATTTCCGCGAAGATGCGCAGGGCTGCGTCACCCTTGAGGGCTGTTTTGTGAGCGCCTTCTATCGTCGCGCCAAAGCGGGACTGAAACATGCGGCATTGCAGCTTGAAGAAGGCAATATCGTCGTCGCCGCGAGCCTGTTTGATTTCCAGAACGTCCGAAAGGTAGCGGGGGGGGCGATTGATGGAGTTCGAGACGCCTGCGATCGTGCTGGCAATTCCTGAAATCGTGGATTGGTATGAGGGATGCATTTGTGTCTCCTCGAATAAGCATTCGGGAAACCGCCCTTCCGGGCGGAAACCGGAAGGCTTAAGCGGGACGGATGCTATCGAAGCCGTCGAGCCATGCACGGATGCTATCGCCGGTCATGTATTCCGGAACTTCGCGCGACTTGGCCTTGTAGGCAGCGTACTGACCAATCTGGAAAGCTTTTTCGTTGTTCAATTCGGGTGTCTCCCAACTCGTTTGTTGAGAGAACCGTACAAAACGTACGAAGATCAGTCAAGTACAAAATGTACGATACTGGTGCAAAATGTACGATTGATTTTGACGCCTGCCCGCATCATGGTAGAATCAGAACGAACAGAAGCCAGCCGAGAAATGCAGCAGAGAGGTCATTGTGGCTTTTAAAACCTCAGGGGGGGCCGAGTACTATTTCCTTATCTAGGAATCTCTGAGGGGGGGGCACCAATGAAGCGCGTAAATCTGCTCGATTATATGAAGCTGTCAGACACTATGGCCGACGCAACAAGGGCTTTGGCGCTAGATAACACTAAGCACGGCTATCTTTATTTCACTTTTGACAATCTGATGAGAACCCTGGTCGCCTTTCTGGAAGATGACAACGGTTTTGATACGTCGAAGATCGTAGCGAAGGAACTTTACGAACTGTTGACCGATTGGCAGCAATCGCACCATTCAAACGGAATTGACGCCGATAAATTCGGCCAAGAGGTCCATAGCTGGGAATATCATCATATTAGTATGCGGCTGAATGCCTTTAAGCACGTGCTAGAAGCAGAATGTCGGCAGGTAGATGTTTATTCTGTGGGGCAGGTCTCGATTTATAAGACGTCTTCTTTGGTGTCTAACGGCTCAAAATTCATTCCGGCTTCATCATACGAGTTTTTACCGATGGAAGCTAAAAAAGAGTTCGATGACGCCGGTCGGTGCCTAGCGTTTGATCTCCCCACCGCGGCAGGTTTCCACGCCCTACGAGGATTGGAATTGGCGATCCACAAGTATCTGGAAGGATTTGGGAAAACGACCGAAAGCCTTAAAAACTGGGGGGGAGCATACGTGAAGGCAGTACAAGATCTGGCAGATGATGACACAACTGCCGTGCGCCCATCCCGAAAAGTTGCTGCCATGCTAGACCGCATTCGAGCGTTAGATCGAAATCCTCTCATGCACCCTCAGGACACGCTCGATCAAGACTCTGCTGATATGCTTTTCCGGTTGGTAGCTGTTACCGTGTATGAGATGGCCAAGGATGCAAAAGACGCTTTCGGGGGGGAGGCTCCGCTTCTAACCGACCGAGATGCGAGTAAACCAGCAACCGGTTCAATCGCGCACCTTTTTGCTCCTGAATGATTGCAACCCCAACATCTCGCGGCGGCAAAATGCCGTTAACCTCTGATTAAAAATGTTCTTGTTTCGTTCTCGCCCGTGAGTCATCCTGTCGCACATATCAGTGTAACAGGGAATAATGAGTATGAGCATGCAAACGAATTTCATCGTGCAGAGCTACACGAAGATAAAAGGGCGGGAATTTACGCCCCGACACACCTTTCATCGCGAAAGATGCGGCTCACGCTAAGCGAACAGCCGAACGAATCGCAGCGAGTAGCCCGATGGTGATTGCCTTCGCCAATACCGGCGATGCAGAAACAGGCGATTTTGACCCGCCAAAGCTGATATTTGCTCATGGCGACAGACTGCCGCCAGAGGTCGAAGAAATGGAAAAGATATAGCGGCGGGGGGGAGGAGTGAATGATTAAATTCGTGACCATTCAGCCGGGTAAGGAAGGTGACAGGCTGGAGCTTTTGCGAGTTGCCACGCTGAATGGTGGCCTTCTTTCCGCAATGAGAAAGGCTGAGTTCAAAGCCAACGAGTTAGCTGAAACTATGGCTTCACTTTATGGTGGTCAGTGGTCAGTCCAGATTGATCATCAGGCTGAGTTTGTTCTTGTTCGTCGCCATTCACGCGAATTGCGTTCATAATTACGCTCATCACGACAAGTATGTCTTGATCGTTCAGCCCTTTGATGCGGCGCAACATGGCTTCTATCTGTGTTGCCCCCCCGCTAATTTTATCTTCGGGTGAGCCGCCTTCACCGAAAAGTATCCAACCGGGATCGACGCCGAACAATTCACCGTACTTTTCGGCTGCTTTGCGCGAGATTGGACGATTACCGTTCTCGTTGCTTATCAGAGTGTTCTTATTGATCTCTTTGAGCACGCGTGCGGCATCACGTCGGGGTTTCAAACCCGGCCTTAATGCGCGCCTCTTTCAAACGGTCTTTCGGTTCCATTCGTACATTATGACTTAGAATTGTCGTTCATAGTGTACGATTTGTGTTGCATTGCTGTCGTACGTTATGTACGATATGGCCATGATGAACACGCCAGACACTATTACCGACCTAATTGATAGCTGGGGGGGCAAAATTTCAGATTTCGCCCGGGACGTTGGCTGCGGATACGAAGCGGCGAGGCAAATGCGACGGCGCGACAGTATCGCTCCCGAGCATTGGGATAAGGTTGTTTCGGCGTGTTCAAAGCGAGGGTTAAAGGGCGTCACGTATGTGTGGCTCGCCTCGCATCGATCCCGCAAAGAGGTCCGTGCTTCTGCGCAACAACCGCAACCTTCAACCCTATCAGGAACCGTGTAATGAGCGACGATATCACATCGGAAGCGCAGACGATTGCCGTTGGCCAGCTTCGGGCCTTCATCGAGCGTTACGAGCGCCTTGAAGAAGAAAAGAAAACTATCAGCGATGACCAGAAAGAAATCATTGCTGAACTGAAGGGCAGCGGTTTCGACGCCAAAGCCTTCAAGGAAATCATTCGCCTTCGCAAGAAGGAAGACCATGAGCGTCAGGAAGAAGAAGCGATGCTTCAGCTTTACATGGACGCTTTGGGGATGTCGTAAGCCATGACTGCGACCGTTTTCCCAACTCATGACGGAACATTCATCGCCTCTTGCCGTAAGACCGGCAGGAGCGCGAGCGGTCGCACGCATGAACATGCATTGCAGAATTTCCATTCGTTGGTGAACTCCTCCCACACTGACGAAGAAAGCCGCGCCACCTTAAATAAGCGTGGCGCGGCTCCCTTTTCGAGCGAGGGGGGGCGGTGATGAGGAACAAGCCTCGCTCAATCTCCAATTCAAGAACCCGTCGAGCGTCCTTTGTGTCGCGATCTTTTTCGTTCGTCCGGATATTCGACGGTAGCGGGTGCCTCCGGGCGAAGCGCAGCGTTCAAGGTGGAAATACCTGGAACAACCTCTTCGTTGCGCATTTCGGTACCCGCGCCTTTTTCGTATCGGGCAATCGCTGCTTTTCGTGCGTTTTGCAGAACGCGCCATGCGGCATGCCCGATGTGCTCCAAATCTCAACTCCTGCTCTCGTTTCGTCTCAGGCTCTCTTTGCTGTCCTGAAACGTAGCTGGAGAGCTTTGCAATGTCCGACAAAGGTTTTGAAGGATCTGACAAAATGAGTGTCGAGTTTGTCAGCAGCGCCAGAGGGATGAGTGATTTCATCCTTCAAAGCACCTACCGGGGGCCGGGTGATACCGTTGACGCTGCCATGCACCGGGCTGAGCGCATGTATGGCGCTCCGGCATCTTGGATGCATCGCCTCCGCTATCGATCAATCAAAGATATGCCTGTTTCCGCATATGCGGCCATCGCTCGCGCCTACAAAGCGGCGCTTGAAGCATCAGAAAAAGCCTATGCGGCTGAGAGGGAACTAGCCCATGCGCGCAATTCGAAACTTCTTGGCATCGCGGATGCTCTGGCTGGAACGCCTTTTGCAAGCAGCGTGGCAGAAATTGCGCCAGTACTGGTTAAGGCTGACGCAGCGGCAGAAGGACGAGAAAGCCTTCCCGACAAGAATAGAGAAGGGTGAACGATGAGCCCTTTCGCCGCCGCCATTCTCTCAACTCTCCTGACAATCCTGCTGGTCTGTTTGATCAGCCTATATCTCGCGTGGAGGATGTAATGGAAGCCCAGAAAATTCCGCATTACGTGAAGCCAGCCCTTGGCCGTCTATATGGGGGGGGCAGCCCTTGCTCGCGAGGTGTCGCAGACGGAAGAAGCCATAAAGGGCGGCGGTTTCGTTTATTTTACGCTGCCAGACGGCAAGTCGGTAGGGCCTGCCTCGGGGAAATGGCTCATCGAAAATGGTGTGGTGGCTGCGACTGGAGACGATTTGTTTCCGGGTGGCTCGCAAACCTATCGGATTGCGTGAGGCCCTGATGCTTTCCCTGCGCCAGATGCTCGATATCGCCATAGGCGAAGTGCGGTCGATGGATGACCTGCTTCGCAAGGGGGGGCGCATGTCCAAGCCGCCGCGTCCTGATATGTGGATCGCGCAGCATGAGCGTATTCGCCAGCATCGGTTGCAGGTCGTCAAACTGATCGAAGCCGAAATTGACCGCCGCAAGGCAGAAGGCGAGGCCGCATGACGCGCCGCCAGTCAGAAAGCGCCATACAGATCGCTGTGGCCGAATTTCTTAAGCTTTCCCTGCCGGACAGCGTGAAGGCGTTCCACGTGCCCAATGGTGGCCGCAGGGATGCCCGAACCGGTGCGCGCCTCAAGCGTGAGGGTGTGAAGGCGGGTGCACCTGATTGGGTTCTGTTGCGCCAAGGCGGCGCGTGCGGGCTGATCGAATTAAAAACTGAAAGCGGCAATCTTTCCGGTGTGCAACGCGAATGGCGCGACTGGTGCGGTGAGAATGGCGTTCCTTATGCCGTCTGCCGATCTGTGGGCGACGTTCAGTCTGTGCTTGTCGACTGGAATATTCCCCTCAAGGGGGGGAGGGTGTCAGCATGAACCGGGACCGCATCCCTTATTTCGATTTCTATCCTTCTGACTTCATGCACGGAGTTCGCGGCCTGTCGGCTCAGGAAGTCGGCGTATACACGATGATGCTTTGCCGCATCTATGAGGAAAACGGCCCCGTTGAATTCCACGTCATGCGTCTATCCACCTATTGCGGCATGCGTGAGAGCACGTTCGTCAAAACTGTCGAAAAGCTTATCGAGCTTGGCAAACTTCAGCTTGTCGAGGGGAAGATAACCAATCATCGCGCCGAAGCTGAAATTTCAAGTCGTGCGAACAAGTTGAAAAATAATTCCAAGGCCGGGAAAGCAAGCGCCGAAAAAAGGCAACAAAAACAAAGGCTCGCTTCAACGAACGTTCAACAACCGTTCAACCATACAGATACAGATACAGATACAGATATAACATCTTCACTTCGTTCAGATGTATCGATCAAGCCAGATTTCGACAGCGAATTCGAGCAACAGTTCTGGCCGATCTATCCGCGTCGTGTCGGCAGGGGGGGGCAAGCCCTCAAGGCGTTTCGTTCGGCCCGCAAGCAGACTGAGCTTGAAACGATCCTCGCTGGCGTCCGGCGCTATGCCGAGCAACGACGCGGCGAAAATCCCGAATTCACCCGGCATGCTTCCACATGGCTGAATGGCCAAAGCTGGCTCGATGAAGCTGACCCCCCCAAATTTACCGCTCACCGGAACGAACCGCCTCCCAAGCCCCGAAACATCGGGGATGCAATACGCGACGAAGCAAGGCGACTTGGAGTTTTGAAAGATGAACCAGTTAGCGAAAACCGAGGATTTCACGACGAAGGCCACTCAGCAGGAAATGTTCGAGTGCTTGACCTTGCTTTCCGGCCTTCGCTCAAGGGCTTCGGATAACGACAGTCTCAATGTGGCCCTTTATTACATCGCTCTGGAGGGTGTTACCCGCCACGGCTTGCAGGTTGCCACAAAGAACATTCTGCAAGGCTCGCTGGGACACCCATTCCTGCCTGACCCGCCAGAACTGCGCCAAGAGTGCAACAAGGTGATGAAACCAATTCTCGACGCGATGGCATGGGACGCCAATCGTGACCGCATTTTGCGAGAACAGCGTGAGGAGCAGCGCCAGCGCTCACAATCACAATCCACGTGGACGCCAGAAAGTCGCGCCCGTGCAACCGAAAAATGGCAGTCGGTCAAGGCCGCAATGCAGGACAAGAGGGACGAAGAAAACTCCTATGACGCCGCAATGGCTCGCCTCCAGGCGGCAGCAGAGGCCAACGGGCATGAACTCGATCTTGAAACCATGAAGCCGGTTTCAACCGGATCGTTCAAGCAGGCGGGGAGGGCGGCATGACAACCTACAGCCCGCATACCTGTCCATTGTGGCTCTTTCGATCCGGCAAAGACACATTCGAGATTGCCGCGATACTCAGACTAACTGAGCCAGAGGTCGAGCGGCGTATCCACATCATACGAAGCCATGAGACGCGCAGGAAAGCCCGTTTCGAGCGTCACGGCGAACAAGCGGCATAACCAAGTCAACGAGGAACAGACATGGCGGCGATGACTGAACAGCGAAAGATTGCAGACAAGAGATTGCGCGATGCGCTTAAAGTCGCGCGGCGTAAACATGATGAGCCGGGCAGCCTCAAATCCTCAGTGCAGGTGTGTGAAGCCCCGAACCCTCATTTCAATCCGGCGCATCAGCCTTCCAGGTCGAACCCGATCAAGGTTGAAGCATTGGTCAACATCAGGGAAAGCGCCGTAGGAACGCTTTACGCGCGCGGCCATATCAATGATGCGCAGTGGGCGGCGGCTGGACGGTTCCGCATGTACTGGGAACAATCCGGCGCAAAGGGGGCCATTGCTATCGACTACGGCCGGGTTCAGGTTGACGGAGGAAAGGCTATCGATCCACTGCCTGATCGGGTGGTAGAGGCAACGCAACACCTGAATAGTTGCCTACCGGTGATCGGCAAGCGCACCTTCGATATCATGATCAAAGTCGTAGGGCAGGGCATGGAAATTGCCGATCTCGCCAAGACGCAACGCGAGAAAACGACGTTCAGCGATTATATCAAAGATGGCCTCGAAGAATTGGCTGTGCATTGGGGGGGCTATAAAACGCGATAGGTAGTTGCCCGGTTAAGCGAATTACACTATATTTTGTATTGTGGTGATTTGCGTTTAAGGCGCGCACCACTCTACAAGGCGGCCTTCGGGCCGTTTTTTATGAGTGCAAAAAGTGGATATTATCGAAGCTCATAAGCGTTCCATTCATCACCGACCTGAGATTGAGGCCAGCGCGAAGTGCGGCTGCTTCTACTGTCTCGAAGTATTCGAACCGAGTGCAATCACAGAATGGGTTGATGACTACGATACGGCGCTTTGTCCGCATTGCAGCATCGATTCAGTGATTGGAGATGCATCGGGCTTCCCAATTGAAGTTGATTTTCTCAAACAGATGAACCGACATTGGTTTTGAAATCGAGGCAACGCCTCAACGGAATGCGAGAACTGGCCTGTAAGGGCGGCATCCTTAAACCTTCAAATTTGCTTGCAGCGTTCTCGCATACAAATCAGAACGGCAAACCTTGGATATGGATGCCAAGCGCCTAGGACGTGGGCCAAGCCCGAAAAGCCGGTAAGACGCGACCCGGCCTGTTCTGATCACATCGCACGAAGTTCGGATATTGGGACATTTTTCCCAAGGCGAACGATGTGAATAATAACTTCAGAGCGTGTTGTCTGGACGAAGTTCTTTGCGTCGAGCAGGTTGTCAAATTTATGTTCAGTTGCAGTTCGATCGGCATCAAGTTCAAAAACAATCGCATAGGTCATGGCTCTGTCCGTAGTGGGTTAGAGAGCAGCATATCCTAGCTGACTAAATTTGAAGTTAACGGAGCATTAACTATGCGCCGCGGCATTCGAGTGGGGACTTTTCATGCCGGGAATAGCGCAAAAATGGCCGCCAGCAGGAGCACAGACAGCTTCAACCGGATCACGTAGCCGGACGGGGTAGCAAATTCGAGAAGCACGGGCACACCTTTCACCAAAAAGAAAAGTGCTGCTTGCTGCGCAATATGCTGATCAATGGTTTCCGATGCAAGCGGTAAAAAGTGAGCCGGCGCAGGCGCTATACCGCTTGTTAGGAATTGATATTAATTGATACCAATCGACACAGATCACAAAATGTTACAGCCCCACCATTGAGCGGGTTTTTCATTCTAGCGGAGTGGGTATTTCACTGAGATATCCGGTCGCTTGGAACAAGGCTTTCATTCGCGGTCGTAGAGACCAGCCGTCCGCTCCAAGGTGCTGGCCACCTTCATAATGCGGCGTAAGTGGGCAAGACCGGCGATTATCGCCTTACAAAGGCCGATTTGAGCGCCTGGCAGAACTTGAAAATGACAGCGAACAGCTCAGCTTCAAAGAACGTCAAAGGCTTCCCGTATACGTATTTCGGCTTTTTGCTGTCAGATGTTCGTTCGCGTTCTTCCATGCCGATCTCCTTGCCCAACGACAATAGGTGAAAAATGAACCGTCGTCGCTTCCTTTCTTTCCTCGGCCTCGCTCCTGTAGCTGCTGCCGTTCCTGCAATGGCGCTGCCAAGGGCGGAGAAGCCGACCGAGGTTAAGAGCGCTGGCTACTTCATGGATGTGGAGGCTGGCGAGCACAAGGTAAGGATTGGAGCAACCGTCTCCGCACCAATCGACTTTGATGCACTCAATCGCGACTTCAGCGAAACCCAGAGGTGGGTGGCAGAAAGCTTTCGACGCGCCATAGCCGAATATAACCGGATCGCGAATGTCTAACCTCACGCCGAAACAAGAGCGGTTTGTCGCTTAGGATGGGGGGGACCGGAAATGCGTTGGACTATGTGTTCGCCAACTTAGTTTCCAACTCTTCAATCCGTTTCTCAAGTCTCCGGACTGTTGCCGAATGCATAGCCTCTCGTAATTCCCTAGTGGAGAGGAAAATATGCAATCGAAAGTGCCCACTGAGTGCGAGCTTCTTTGAGCGAGAAACATAAATCTCGACACCATCATCGGTGGGAAAGTATGCGGACTGACTTAAATCGGCTTCGGTAAGAGTATGGGAGCCGACGACGTTGCGACCGTATCCATTTGCTGTAATTTTCATTGTATTCCCCCCCAAGGTTAGCCTATGCCTGTGTTGAAAAATGCCCGTCACGAAGCGTTTGCGCAAGAGCTCGCCAAGGGTAAAACAGCGGATGAAGCATACAGGATCGCAGGCTTCAAACCGAACCGCGGAAACGCAGCGACGTTAAAGCGGAAACAAAGCATTTCAAAACGGGTGAGTGAGCTTCTCGAATGGGAGCAAACCGTTGAGCGCAAGGCCACGGAAAAGGCCATAGATAAGCTTGCAATCACGAAAGAACGCGTTCTGGCAGAACTCGCCAAGATTGGATTCTCCGACATTCGGAAAGCCATCAAATGGCAAGGTACGCTCGTTACAGAGGAGGACAATCCCCATGGCGGCGACGTGCTGGTCATCAAGAATGTGGTGACGAATAACGTGCAGCTCGTTTCGAGCGACGAGATTGACGACGACACAGCGGCAGCAATCGCAGAGATCAGCCAGAATTCAACAGGCGGGATCAAGCTTAAGCTTCACGATAAGAAGGCGGCGCTTGTCGACATTGGCAAGCACCTAGGAATGTTTATCGAGAAACACGAGCACTCCGGCGAGATTTCTCTGACCGTGTCGCAAGAGGATGCTGAACTGTGAGACATGGCTGCAATTCAACTGACGGAGAAGCAACGACAGGCTAACCGGCTACTGGCTGGCCCTGCGCGCAATATCATGCTGCGCGGCGGCTCCCGGTCGGGGGGGAAGACGTTCGTACTTGTCCGCGCCATCATTCAGCGGGCAATCAATGCGCCTGGTTCTCGACACGTAATTTTCCGCTTCCGGTTCAATCACGCCAAGACTTCCGTGTGGTCCGATACACTGCCGAAGGTTCTGAAGCTTTGCTTCCCATCGTTGCGAGTGCGGTTCGATAAAACTGACTTCTATGTCGAGTTACCGAACGGTTCTCAGGTCTGGATTGCAGGTCTGGATGATAAGGAGCGCGTTGAGAAGATTCTCGGGCAGGAATACGCAACGCTCTATTTCAACGAAAGCAGTCAGATTCCTTGGGCATCAGTGGAAACCGCGATGTCCCGACTGGCTCAGAAGTGTGAGCTCGCGGCTCAAATAGCGAAAGCCACCGGACGGCAGTTTCTGGCGCTCAAGGCCTATTTCGACTGTAACCCGCCCTCCAAGCTGCACTGGAGCTTTCAGCTATTCCGGGCGAAGATGAAGCCCGGCACGAAAGAGGCTCTTCCTAACCCCCCCGACGACTACGTCGAGATGAAGGTAAACCCGTCCGACAATGCCGATAACCTGCCGGCGGAGTATTTCGACGTGCTGGCCTCGATGTCGGCGGCAAAGCGGTTACGTTTTGAAGCAGGCGAATGGGCAAGTGAAGTCAATGGCGCCTTGTGGGCGCTGGATGACCGCACGGCTGCCGACGGCAAGATCATGCCGGGTATCGACAGCTTGCGAGTGAAACAGGCGCCAGACCTTGTTCGTATCGTGGTTGCTGTCGATCCCTCGGGTACGCGGGGGGGTGATGACGGCGGCGACGACATCGGCATTGTTGTCGCAGGTCGTGGGATAGATGGTCACGCATACATTCTCGAGGACGGCACCTGCCAGTTGTCGCCCGAAGGATGGGGGGGGCGACGCGCAGTCGACCTTTATCACCGTTTCGAAGCTGACCGGATTGTCGGTGAGCGGAACTACGGCGGCGACATGGTGCGCTTCACCGTTGCAACGGCCGATAAGAAGGCGGCCTTCAAGGAAGTTGTTGCCAGCCGGGGGAAGGCGGTTCGAGCCGAGCCAATTAGCGCCTTGTACGAACAAGCAAGGTGCATCACGTGGCATATTCCCCCCCGATCTTGAAGACCAGATGTGCAACTTCACTGCCTCCGGTTACGTCGGTGAGGGGTCGCCTGACCGTGCCGACGCCCTTGTATGGGCAATAACTGAATTGATGCTTGGTGCTGAGATGCCGAAAGCTGTCTTCGGAACCTATGGACGATTAAATGGCTGATACAGATTTTCTCGCTACATCAGCCGATTATGGGGGGGCGATGCAGGGCTATTGGACGAAGGTGGCGGCGATCCGCGGCGGTGTGGAGGCCATGCGGGCGGCCGGCAAGGCCTTTCTGCCCCAGTTTCCGAACGAGAACGACCCGAACTATGCCTATCGGCTGGCGAACTCGAAGTTCACTGACATCTATTCGGACATCGTTGAGAACCTGGCATCCAAGCCGTTCTCGAAAGAAGTCACGCTTGCCAACGATACTGTTCCGGAAGCAATCAAAGTTGTGACCGAGGATATCGACGGTGGCGGCAATCATCTGCACGTCTTTGCCGATACGGTGTTCTTCAACGGCATTCACAACGCAATCGACTGGATACTGGTCGACTATCCGACCGTTCCGGAAGGTGCCACGCTAGCCGACGAGAAGCGGATGGGTGCGCGGCCGTACTGGGTCAATATCCCGGCGACAGACATGCTCTGGGTCGAAAGCAAGGTCATCAACGGCAAGGAACAATTCACTTACGCAAAGATCTATGAACCCGTCACGCAACGCGACAATGCCGGCAACGAGAAGTGCATTGATCGTGTGCGAATCCTGATCCGAGATGAACTCGAAGGTGGTCAGTATGGGCCGGCCCGGTATGAAATCTGGGAGAAGGGCACAACGAACAATGCTGGCTGGTCGTTGATCGCTGAGGGCCCGATCTCGATTGGTGTTATTGCGCTTGTTCCGTTCTTCACCGGTAGGCGTGAGGGATCGACATGGCGCATTCGCCCCCCCCGATGCGAAACGTTGCCGAATTGCAGGTCGAGCATTATCAGCAGGAAACCAATCTCAAAGCTGCGAAGGAATTGACCGCCTTTCCGATGCTGGCAGGAAACGGTGTGACGCCACCGGTGGATGAGAACGGCAGGCCGATCATGGCGCCTATTGGCCCCTCGGTGGTTCTTTATGCACCTCCGGCTCCAGATGGCACGAAGAGCGGTCAGTGGCAATTCATTGAGCCGTCAGCCTCATCGCTCAAGTTTCTGTCTGAAGAGGTGGACAAGACCGAAACCCAGATGCGCGAGCTTGGCCGTCAGCCGCTTACGGCAGGCACGAGCGGGATTACGCAAGTTGCAGCCGCCTTTGCTTCTCAGAAGTCAGCCAGCGCCGTACAGGCATGGGCATTCATGCTCAAGGATTGCCTGGAACGGGCTTACGTATTCACATCGATGTGGCTGAACGTGAAGCTCGAGCCGACCGTTTACGTGAATACTGACTTCGCAATCGAACTCGGCGAGGACAAGGCGCCTGATACGCTTCTGACCATGAATGAGCGCGGCAAGCTCAGCACCCAAACACTCTGGCAGGAAATGAAGCGTCGAAGCATCCTTTCACCCGAGTTTGACGCGGATGAAGAGGAAAAGCGGATTATGGACGAACTTCCCGGCGACGATACCGAGGACGATCTGACCGCTGCCATTACGCCACCGGTGCAAGAGCCGGCGGAATAGTTCAATCGACAATCTGAGTTCACACGGCTCGGCAGGGTGATCCTTCCGGGCCTTTTTCAATGCGCGGGAAGCGCACAACTATCCGGGATGGATAAACATGGCTCTCAAAGCAATTCTGGCATCGCTCGACGGGATCGATGATGCAATCAAGGCTCTGTATGCCGAGAAGGACGGCAAGTTCGTTCTCGATGTCGAGCCGGTGGACGGTTTCTCACTTGAAGACGTGAACGGCCTCAAGACGGCTCTGGGCAAGGAGCGCACCACGCGCGAACGTCTGGAGCGCGATGTGGTCAAGTTCAAGGATCTCGACCCGGACAAGGCCCGCGAAGCGCTGGCGAAGCTGGAGGAGCTGACCAGCATCGACCCGGCCAAGGAAGCCGACAAGATCGCGAACACGAAGTTTGAGGCTGCCAAGGCCCAGCTTCTGGAAAAGCACACTGGCGAAATTTCCAGCCGCGATGAGCGCATCGGTCATCTGACCAAGACCGTTGAAAGCCTGCTTATCGATGCTGCTGCGACGTCCGCTCTGGCTGAAGCGAAGGGTTCAGTTGAACTGCTCCTTCCTCATGTGCGGGCTCATACTCGCGTCAAGGAAGTCGACGGCAAATTCACGGTCGAAGTGGTCGACAAAGACGGCAACGTAAAGATCGCGGATTCCAAGGGTACGCCCATGGATATCGCCGGCCTGGTTGCCGAGATGAAGGAATCTGAAGCGTTCGGACGTGCCTTTGAAGGATCCGGTCAGTCGGGCAGCGGCAAGCAACCCGGCCCCGGAGGCGGCGGTAACCCTCCGCAACGCGGTAATTTCGGTGGAACCCGTGAAGAACGGGCGGCGGCTATCGCAGCCAAATTCCCTGAACTGAAGGGCTGATCGCCCTCGAAAACTTTCTGCTGCTGTCTCGGGATGAGAAGCGGCACCCAGCGGGCGGGAAGCCCATCCAACCAACAATCCCGAGACACAGCATAGGAGCTTTCCATGTCTCTTTCCCAGATGCAGGTATTCAACAAGTACTTCATGCCCGCGATCATCGAAACGCTGGCGCAGATGGTGCAGAAGTTCAATGCCGCCTCCAACGGCGCAATCCGTCTCACGACAGATGGTTTTGAGGGCGATTTCCTTCAGGAGTCGTTCTTTGCATCCATCCACTCAGCGCAGCGTCGTGTAGATCGGTATGCGGCACAAGCCGCAGCAGCCGCGACCGATCTGACCCAGCAGAAGCACTCTTCGGTAAAGATCGCCGGCGGCTTCGGCCCGATCCGCTACGAACCATCGCAGATGACCTGGCTTCAGAAGCCTACCGCTGAGGGCATCGAAGTGGCATCCCGCAACTTTGCCGAAGCCATGATGGCTGACCAGCTGAACACGGCCATTGCTGGACTTGTCGCCGCCATCGGCAATCAACCGGACGCGACGAATGATGTGTCCGCGGCAACCGATCCGGCCCTGTCGTACGTGGCAATGAACGATGCGCATGCAAAGTTCGGTGATCACTCGGGCAATCTGATCGCTCAGGTCATGAACGGTACGGCCTATCACAAGCTGATCGGCGCCAACCTCGTCAACACGGCTCAGCTCTTCCAGGCGCAGAATGTCCGTGTGGTCGATATCCTCGGCAAGCCCGTAATCGTCACCGATGCACCGGCGCTGTATGAGGCGGGAACGCCGAACAAGCTGAAGGTGCTTTCTCTCGCGGAAAGTGCTGCGATTGTTCATGACGGCAGCGATGTGATCACCAACATCGAAACCTCCAACGGCCAGACCCGCATCGAGACGACTATGCAGATGGACTATTCGTTCGGTCTGGGACTCAAGGGCTACACTTGGATGAAGCCAATGGTGGGAAGTCGCCGTCCGACGCTGAGATCGCCACCGGCACGAACTGGGACAAGGTCGCGACCAGCATCAAGCACACGGCCGGCGTTCTGACCGTGGCCGCAGCCTAATCATCAACCCGGGCGGGCTTCGGATCGCCCTTTTTATTTGAGGGTTTCCCATGTCGAAAGAGCGTGAAATCGCATATGTCGTTCACCCCCCCGTATCGCAGAAGCTCAAAGAAAAGCTTCGGGCCGATGGCTTCAAGATCATCGATGCTCGGTTCGCTCCGGAAGACGCAAAGGTGATCAACCCGCACAAGAAGCGCGGGAAAGACGATAGCCAGCAGCAACCGACGCAGCCTTCAGATAAGGGCATCGGCACTGACAGCGGCAACCAGTTTAGCGAAGAGCAGCTTCGGGCGGCAATCGAAACCGCAACCGGCAAAGCTCCTCATCCTTCGGCCAAGCTTGAAACGCTGATCGACAAGTTCAATGAACTAAATGCTCAGGCTGCATCGGAATGAGCAACGTCGTTAGCATTCACAAGAGGGAGCCTCTTGTCTGGGTCTGCAATTGTGGATGCACCACCTTCAAGCTTTATGAAGGCGGAATGACGGAGTGTGCATCGTGCGGGATCGAAGGCACCGAGGGCGGTGAATGGGTTCATGAACTTCCCGAGCCGCCAATGGTTGCAAAGGAGAGGCTTCCAGACACCAAAGTCCTGTCATTCGCAGATTCTCCAGCTTCGGCACTACGCACATTTCTCAGCCGTGCGGATGCTGAATCGATGGTGGCCGCAATCTTCATTCATACGAATGGCAGGGTTCGGACATGGGGGRGAGGCGTCGATACCAAGGATCGTGTCAGGTGGCTTCAGCGTCGACTCAAAGACGCAAAGGAACTATTGACCTCGCTTATTCCGGAAGGCTGACCCATGCCGCTCATCACAACACCCGGCGATCCTGACGCTGACAGCTACGTCGATCTGGATGAGTTCCGGGCCTACTGTGGCAAGGTCGGGTATGATCTGGCCGACAAGACCGACCCAGAAGTAGAACAGGCTTTGCGCCGCGGTACGACGTGGCTGGATGGCACGTACGGCCAGCGGTACATCGGTGAACCTGCGACGGTAGAGCAGGCGCTTGAATGGCCCCCCCGAAAGAATGCCGTGCGGCGCGGTTCAGAGCTTCCAAGTGATATTGTGCCCCCCCAGAAGGTCAAGAATGCGCTGTGTGAGGCTGCTTGGCGAGAATTGATCACTCCGGGAAGCCTCTCGCCAGACTATGTGCCAGCAGAGGCGATTAAGCAGGAACAGGTCGGTGATCTGTCCGTCACATACCAAGACACGGACGGCAGGATTGATGACGTCCTGCCGGTAATCAGCGTAGTCGAGGGCATCCTAGCCGGGTTCATCCGAGGCAAAGGGCCGGGAGWTTTCRRTCCATCGMMSCGCGATGCGATCTGCTTTCCGATCAGGGTACTTCAGATCGCCAATACGACTGGAGCGGAACGCCCGTGGAGCTTTACCGAACTCGCCCGCCTGGTTGGCGAAACCAAGCAGCCCTATAACGATATGCTTTAG